ACGCTACTCAATAGAGTTATTAGAGCGTTCATCTCCAGCATTCTTCCAAGCCATGTTAGAAAACATGACACGTGCATACAACAAGGCAACAGACGCAGCTGTAATTGCAGAATTAACAGCATCTGGTACACAAGCTACCGCCGTAGCAGCTACATCTGCTGGTATTATTTCATACGTATCAACAGAAGCACCAGCTGCATATCTAGCAACAGGTGAGTTAGCAAGTGCTTACATTGCTGGCACATCACAGTGGTCATTACTATTAGGCGCAACAGATTCAACAGGTCGCCCAATTTACAATGCTGCTAATCCAATGAATAATGGTGGACAAGCAAACCCAACATCACTACGTGGTAACGTGCTTGGATTGTCCTTATATGTAGATCCAAATGCGGTCAGCACAACTATTGACGAGAGCGCTTTTATTGTAGTGCCATCATCAGTAATTGTTTACGAATCACCAATTTTACGACTAAGCACTAACGTAGTCACATCTGGTGAAATTGAAACAATGATTTACGGTTACCTAGCAACTAAGGTATTAGTAGCTGGTGGAGTAAGACGCTTTAACTTAACCTAATAAGTTAGGTCTGTAGTAATCCCCTGGGGTTTAGTAGCCCTAGCCCTGGGGGAGCTTTTTTAGATAAGGAGTACACATGGCCGCTGCAATGGTAACGATGGCAGAGTTACGCAGTAATTTAGGTATAGGCACTTTGTACACCGATGCAACAGTAGAAGAATGCTGTCAATCAGCAGAGGATTTGATACAAGGTTACTTATGGCATAACGATGCACCAGTAATCGGCTCATCTATTAGCAATAACACCGCATCTTTAGTGCTAGCAAACCCTGGCATATTTGTGGTAGGTCAAAGCATTACGGTGTCTAATTGTGGTAGCACATACAATGGCACATACACATTAACTGGCGCATTCCCTGGCTCAACAGTGCCAGCAACAATAGGCACAGCATTATTTACACAATTACAATTTAGCAATTACCCTACAGGTTATTCTATTATTCAATACGCAAAAACAGCATCAGATGATCCATTCCATTTTATTAAACCTTACGGCAGGGCATTAGGCCCAGAACATAAAGCACAGGCTTACACAGCGACCCCTGCTATAAGAGAGGCTGCGATGATCGTAGCTGTAGATATATGGCAAGCCAGACAGGTTAGCCAGACTGGTGGGGTAGGTATGGATGGGATCACTGCCAGCCCTTATCGGATGGGTTATCAGCTGATTAACAGAGTACGTGGTCTCATCCAGCCTTATAGCAGCCCTAATTCACTGGTCGGCTAATGCCAGCTGCAATAACTACTTTACGCAGCACACTTGCAACAGACTTAACTAATGCAGGCGTGTGGTCAACCTTTAGTTTTCCGCCAGCCACGCTTCTCGCAAACGCATGCGTGATTACTCCGTCAGATCCCTATTTAACGCCTAGCAATAATGATTACATAACTATAAGCCCTATGGCTAATTTTAAGATTTTAATAACTAAGCCAGCATTTGACAATCAAGGCAACCTAGCAGGCATGGAAGATTACATACTAGCATTAGTAACAAAATTAGCAGCTTCAAGTTTAGTAATAAATATATCTGCTATCTCAGCACCTAGTATAATTAGCGCAGCCAGCGGTGATTTATTGGTTAGTGAGATTACAGTCAACACCCTAACGAGTTGGAGTTAATATGAGCTATAAAGGACTAACAGAAGAAGAGCATAAGTTTCTGGTCAAAATAGGCCAGATTACCGACCAACCAGCAGCGGTTAAACGACCAGCGGCTAAGAAAGATGAGGACAACGAATAATGGCAATCTATCTAAGTAATGGCGTTGTTGTCACGCTGAACAGTGTCGCCCTAAGCGATCACGTAACAGCCGTAACAATTAACCGCTCATTTGATGAATTAGAAGTAACAGCTATGGGCGATACAGCTCACAAGTTCGCAAAGGGTCTAGAAGCCAGCACTATCACTATTGACTTCTTAAATGACACAGCAGCAGCTAATGTAAACGCAACACTACAAGCTGCATGGGGTACTACAGTGCCACTAACAATTAAGCAGACTTCTGCAGCTATTAGCGCAACCAACCCAGAATATCAAACAACAGTATTGGTAAACAATACTCAAGATGTAAACGGCGCAGTGGGCGACATAAGCACACAGTCAATTACATTTACCTGCCAAAGTGTTATCGTAGTAGATACCACAGCATAAGGAGTAGTAATGGCAAAGCTAAAGATAACAAGGGCTAATGGCGAAGTATCTGAACACAAGATTACGCCAGGTGTCGAGTACGCTTTTGAGTTAAAGTATGGCGCAGGAATTAGTAAAGTCCTACGTGACCACGAACGGCAGACTGAGATTTACTTCTTAGCGCATGAGTGCTTACGTAGGGCTAACGTAACTGTACCTATATTTGGTATTGAGTTTATTGACAGCTTAGAAACTGTCGAGGTATTAGACGAAGAAAAAAAATAGTACAGCGTGATTCCATTCTCTATACAGTGGCTGCTTTAAGTGTAGAGACAGGGATCGCGCCTAGTGAGTTTATAAATATGGACTCAGAGATGCTACGGGCTATTGTGCAGGTCTTGCAAGACAGAGCTAAGGAGATTAAAAATGCCCGTAGTCGTAACAGGCGTTAAACAACTCCAGAAGGCCATGCGAGATGTAGACAAAGACCTGAATAAAGAGATGTCAAAAAATATTAAACAGGCTATGTTAATTGTTCGTGATCGTGCACGCGGTTATTTACCGGCACAAAATGAAGTGCTAAGTGGCTGGGGTAAAGGCACTGGGTCTATGGAGACTGTTAAAGATCCTAATAGATTATTTCCACCCTATGACTATGCATACGCTAAAAGCAAAGTCGCATATTCTGCAGGTCAAAATAAAAGCAACGACAAAGGGTTTAAGGCTGCATTCTATGTGTTTAACAATTCTAGATCAGGCGCAATATTTGAGACTGCAGGCCGTATAGGTAGGCCTAGAGGTAATAGATCGTTAAACCCTAACGCACCTGTGCAATTTAATTCAGCTGCAGAAATGCTATCTAGCATGAAGGGTCAAGGCAAGCAACGTGGTCGTGTTATCTATCGTGCTTGGGATGAGACTAAAGATGTAATTATACCTAGAGTAGTTAATGCCATTGATACAGTAGCAAATAAGTTTATTAAAGACACAGAGATTAGAAGGGCTGCATAGTGCCTAATTTAATTGTCAGTGCAGTCAGCACCTTTGATAACAAAGGATTAAAAAAAGGCAAGAAAGAAATATCAGCCTTTGATAAAAATGTACAAAGTCTAGGTAAGACCTTTGCTAAGGTATTTGGAACTATAGCCATAGCCAACTTTGCAAAGAATGCAGTCAACGCATTTATAGAATCAGAGAAGGCAGCCGCTAAACTACGCACCACAGTTAGCAACCTAGGACTAGAGTTTGAGCAGCCAGGCATAGAGACCTACTTAAAGAATCTATCCTTGCAATTTGGCATAGTAGATGAAAGTTTGATACCAGGATTTCAACGCCTACTTATAGTAACTAAAGATGTCGCACAGGCTCAGAGTTTATTTGAGACTGCACTAAACGTATCAGCAGGCACTGGCAAGGATCTAACAGCTGTATCTACTAGCCTATCTAAAGCATATTTAGGTGATAACGCAGCACTAGGCAGGTTAGGCGTAGGACTAAGCAAAGCACAATTGAAGTCAGCATCTTTCCTAGAAGTACAGCGCACACTTAACGTTAACTTTGCAGGTCAGGCCGCAGCAGCTGTAGAAGGCTATGCAGGCAGTATGGCTAAATTAACTGTAGCTGTAGATGAATCTAAAGAAGCTATAGGCAAGGGCTTATTAGATGCGCTAGCAGCATTATCAAACAGTAACGATATAGATACATTTACTGCAAAGTTAGTTAGATCTGCCGAGAAGATAGGCAACGCCTTTGCAACTATTGGCGATGTAATAGGATTACTTAACCCTAACGCCAGCGTTAAAGTCGGTGGCAAGTTTATGCGTAAGTCAGATGTTAACGCACCTAGATTATCACCTGCTAAGTCTAGGGCTGATCTACTTACTACCACAAAATTAACTACTGCTCGCAAAAACGAATTAGCAATTATTACAACTAGCAATAAGGCT